ATCACAGAGGGCGACAATGAACTTGGATCAGACCCACAAGGCACCGCAACCTACGAAATGGGAGGAGCCATTCAAGTCGGGGACGGAGGCACTCAGACCATCGCCGCTGCAGGCGAAAAGGATGCAAAACTCCGCGGCGGGTTACGTGTTTGGCGCGTACACTCCAATCAGTATGACCTTGACGGGGATGGACTCGCTGAAGAGAATGTCTTCTGGATACACGACGAAAGTCAGTTTTTGCTAGGATGGGCTCCCTATGAATACTGGCACGGAAAACGACCTTTTTCTGCACTCTGCATCATGCCTCGGCCCAACAGATTTTACGGCTTCGGCATACCGGAGTCTTTGCGAGGACTGCAAGAAGAGGCATCGGCCCAACACAATCAGCGCTTGGCGTACATGGACCTCATCATTTCACCCCCTCGATATAAGGTATCTGGGACCAAGTTCGAGGACCAAGAGAAGCGTTGGGGACCAAACACCGAAGTCGAAGTAGCTGCCAAGGGCGACTACGGTTTTATTGATCTTCCCGAAGTCCCACAAAGTTCCTGGCAGGAGGAGAGTATGCTCCTCAAGTATGCCGGGCAACTCACTGGGGTAGACGGCCCCGGGCAGCCGATGGTTGGTGGTAAGGCTGTTCCTGCAAAGCAGCAGCAGGCTTACCAGCAGTCAGCTAACATTCGCATGGACCTTATGGCTATGCAGGTCCGCAAATGGGTAGAGGACATCCTCTTCCAGTGGCACCACCTTAACCTTCAGTACGGCCCAGACGAGATGTCCACCACAGGGCAGACCCAACAAGGCCAACCGGAAAGACTGATTCTTGACAAACAAACCCTCGCCCAGGATTATGAGTTGGCAGTCGCTGGCATGTCCGGTCCTCTGGATCGCGACAACCGTCGCAGTGATACTCTCACACTCTACTCTCTTCTGATGCAGAATCCTCTCGTCCAAGGCAACCTTGGCCGAGTCTGGTCTACAACCATGATGGTCCTGGAAGAGTTCAATCGGCCTGATGTGCCAGCTATCATCGGCACCATGCAGGATGCGCTGCAGCAGGGTCAGCAGATGCAGCAGGCTCAACAGGCACAGCAAGACACGCAGATGAAACTAGCGATGATCGAACACGGCGGGGCGATCGACGAAGCCCAGCAGAGTGACGAAAAAGCTAAACAAGAGATGCAGCAGAGTCAGCAGAAGCATGAAATGGAAATGAAGCAGGCGCAAGAGAAGGCACAGATGGCTCAGGCGCAGCAAGGGGCTAACCCAATGGCCCAAGGAATGACTCAGTAACTAACATGCAACTAACCCCCAGAAATGGGGGTTTTAACTTGTATGAGCAACCTTTGCGAAGAGTTCTTTGAGTTTTTAGACAGTCCTACGTGGCACAGTATTGTAGGGTTAATGAAGACCGACACGTTAGCGCGTCGTCGCTTGCTGATGACATCGTACACATTACCGGACGAACAACGTCATGGTAGTATCGCTGTTCTCAAAGCGTATAAAGACCTCTGCGGCAAGGTTTACGAAGTAGCTGAGCGCAAGATGCCTTCAGAACTTCTTGAGCTATTCACAGGGAGCCCCAATGCTTAAGAAATGCGCTGGGTGCGATCAGGAAGTAGAGGCCGAGTACAAAACGTGTAACATGCCTTTGTTTTCCAAGTTCAGCCACGCTGAGTTTTATACCTTTGGTCGAGCACAGTTCTGCGCGGCCTGCATAGAAGCTATCGAGTCGGCAGACTACGATGAAAGTGAGTACCAGAAGTAAATGGATGAAGATAACTTCAGCCTAGACACCGAAGACGAACCCAACGAGGACCCGTCAGCCGACGACCTCAAGTACCTGGCAACAGAAGAACCAGAAGAAACCGAATCGGAAGCTGCCAAGGAAAAGGCCGCCGAGAAGGAAGAAGCCCGCCTACAGGCGATCGTTGACCGCAAGATTGCCGACCGTTTCATGGCTACCCCGCCAGTCGAGAAGCCACGCGAACGCCCTGCTCCCGTGCCGGTTCATACTGCAACTGATGACGATTACGACAAGATGTCTGACGACATCGTTAACGACCTGGCGCTCGACCCGAAGAAGGCCGTCCGCAAGGTTCTTGAACTTACCCGTCAACTGAACGCCAAGTCTGGTGAGTCGTCCGCAGCCCGGTCTAACCGCCTGGTCATCGACAACTTCCGCGCTGATCGTCGCGACGATTCAATGTTCAAAGCCATCCGCGACGAGTTCGATGCTGAAGTAGATCAGTTCACAGATGACCAACTTGGCAAGGCCACGCCGGCCCAGGTTCGCAAAGCCCTCGAAAACGCCGAAGACGCAGTTCTCGGACGCTACTACAAGAAGCAACTGGCCGAGAAGAACGGTCGCAAAGCAGTTGAACCCCCACGTTACGGTGGCGGATCGTCTAAGGGTGGCACTTCCAGTGCTGCCACCGGTGCGCGCCTCTCAGCCGAACAAAAGGCACTTGTCCGCATGGGCAAATCGGCCGGCCTGAGCGACAAAGACATCCGCGAGATGGTCCGAGGCAGCAAATAGTGGGATACGAAGCGCCAATCCTTCGCTCTGGCATTCCAGAGTACATGAAAGTTACTGACCCAGACTACTGCGAGGCACTTAGAGATGGTGTCGGCATACAGTTCAAAACCACCGAAGATGAGAAAAATTTCTATATCGCACTAGGCTGGAACGCTTGTGTGTCACAAATGAAAGAGAACGAAAATGTCCTCAAGTCTATCTGAAACCCTTGCCGCAACGGCCAATAAGACCGTTCGCGCGTACAAAGAATCCCTCACCAAGCGCGGCCCCAAAGTCATCATGCCAGGAGGCGTGGCCCACGATGCGAGCAAGTACCTTAGCCAAGTTTACAAGTTCCGCAATGCAACGAGCATCTTCAACAAACCAGAAGATCACATCGAGCACCCTGAACCCGGCATGCACTACATCTGGGCCGAATTTCACATAGGCGGGGGTCGCCCGCGAGAGGGTGCTCTACGTACAGAAGCCTTCATTCGCAAGGGCCACTACATTGCAGTGGAACCCAACGAGATGAAGTCGGATACGTCAATGGCATACTCAAAGGGCGTTACCAAGAAACGCGTTGAGATGTACGATGTTATGCTTTGTAAGGTGCCACCGCGCGCTTGGCAGGAACTGTATGAAGTTCGCGAAGCACTCGGCGTGTTAAATGTTACTCGTCACTTTGAACAGTTTTACGATCAGGTTGACGCTCAGGGTGGAGCAGCCGAGATTGATGCGAACGTGGAGAAGATGTTCTGAGATACTAACATTTGACAGTTAGTTACGGAGGATGTAGTATAGGAGAGTAGCTTACATGCTACTCTCTTTTTAACTCTAGGAGCTATCACCTTGGCGACTTACGCCTACAGCGAACCGGCAATCTTTCCGAGTGAATATCAGGTTAGCCCTGTCGTTCAGGCGTACTTTGCCACCGCGGGCCACACAACCCTTCTAACCCAGATTCATCGTGCTGACTTTGTCACTCTGACAACTGGTACACTTGGCCGTGCAATCACCGTTGCGGGCGGCGGCTTCGCAGCCCTTCTCTCGGGTCTTGCGATCCACGATGAACTTGCGGTCTTCACGTCCACGACAACCGGCGCAGGCGCCCCTCCGGGCGGCGGCGGGATTGGTAATTTGTTCGGCGCGACGGCAGTTTCTACTGCGGCGGCTACGAATCTTCTGCCCTCAGAACCGGGTCAAATCCACGTCAACAAACTTACGGGCGGGCAGTTAATCGAATGCTCCCTCGACAAGGCAGTTGCGTGGGCCACACTGGACATCGGCGCCAGCGTCTACTTGTATCTCGACGGCCCGTCTAATCTGTTCTACGTCTCGACTACTGTGTCGGGTACGGCGATCGGTTCGATCGTTAACGTCGTGGTTCACGCCACGCAAGGATTCATCGGAGACTTCGGCGTCCGGGTTCTTGTCTCACTCTTCACTACGATCGTGAACTAACATGGCATCCATCAATTCGACTGCTAACCTTTTCCAAAGCCAGAGTAAAGTTCTCTGGAAGGTCTTCGAGAAGACCACTCCTGACGCTCCGCCCATCTGGGACAAATGGTTCAACGAGTGGGAAGGCGACCCGCAGCGTAGCTTCTTCCAAATCCTTCCGTTCTATGGCTTCGGCCCCCTGGCACTGAAGTATGAAGGCCAAGCGCCTGCCCTCGACCAAGCTGGCGAAGGCACCGCGTCGATGTTCCCGTACAGCACGTACTCGCTGAAGTACGGCATTACGCAAGAGGCCAACGACGAAGACCCCTACAAGATCAACGGCAAACTCCCCCGGATGCTCCGCTTCGCGGAAGACCAAACGGTCGAACTGCTCCTCTGGAACCAGTTCAACCAGGCCTTCAACGCTGGCGTCACGATCTGGGACGGCCAACCGCTCTGCTCGACCGCCCATCTCCTGGCCTCATCGCCGGGTGCGACGTACTCGAACAGCCTTGGTGCTGTTGCTCTGACCCCGGAAACGCTGCAACAGGCCGAAATTCTGCTTGCGACGCTGCCGGATGACCGCAACCTTGCCACCTTCCGCACTCCGAAGGACCTCGTTGGTCCGCCGCCGTTGCAGAAAACGATTGAAGAAATTCTCGGTTCGGCGTACTACCCGTACACGAACGAGAACCGCATCAACGTCCAGCAGGACAAACTCGAACCGCTCATCTCGCGTTACATCACGTACGCAGCGACCGGCCCGTATCCGTGGTTCGTCACGGCAGGCAAGGGCGAGCCGGGCACCGATGCCCATCTCGTGTTCGCGTCGTTCAAACATCGTCATCGCCAAAAAATCTGGCTTGACGAAGACACAGGGAACATCTACCACAAGACCGAGATGCGCCTGACGCAGGGCGCGGCTGACGGTCGTGGCTTCGTAGGATCACTCGGAGCATAATGACAGAAGACGCAGGGTACGGGGAAACCCAGTACCCTGTGCCTATACCGAGGAACTTCTTCGGCAATCAAGATCAGGATAGCGTTGTCACAGATGACGACGAAGAGTATGACGACTCAGAGCAAGATGAAGACGAAACCTTCGGCAGTCCCGCCGGGGAATCAGAAGTTTAAGGAAAACAATGCCCGGTTCTACCACACGGTCCAAGTCTCGCAGCCGCGATTCTATCGTTTTCAACGCACTGGATTTGGTCCCTATGACCAACATTCCCACCATCACGACTGCCCAGGCCTCCACGGTCATCCAGGACGCAATCAACCTTCCCGCGACCTGTAAAATCCTCGGTGCTTCGGTTTACTACTCCACGATCGGCTCGACCAGTGGGACGTACACCTTCAACATGGTTGCAGGGACCGGCTC